GATGAGTGCTACTAGCATACTAACATCTGAAGAAACACTGTCCTTAGAGCAACGGACCTCCCAGGCCCAATCAGCTCTCGAGGAACACGTTGAGCAGAACCATGGACAAACGCACCTAGGCCTGCTGATAACCACGCCAGTCAACCCATACAAGGACAGTGCGGGCCAAAGTTGGCCATCTAGCAGTGCTAGAATTGTTGTAATACAAGTCAGCGGTGTCAAGTACTATGTGCCAGCTCAAATTGTGCCATGAACTCATCTCAACTGATAACCGCCAGTGATCTGGCGTCTGTAACGGCCCAAGTAGACCTGCTGGTGGCCAACATAGAGGCGCACCGCAACTTAAGCTTGCCCGTTTCTCATGGCAACATTACAGTGGTGGATGAGGCAGTCTATGACAATAGTTCCACGCCTTTTGATGACTCACCCAATTCTCCCATAGGCAACAAGGTTGGCACAGTCACCCTTCAGATTGTGGCTAATGGCCAAATCTACAGTATACCAGCCAGTCTGTCACTGTATGGTCCGCCAAGAGTTGGCACCATAACCCAACAACTAAACACAGAGGCTTTTAGCTTTGCGCCTGAAGGAGGCACTCCGCCAAGTGTTACTGTCACGTGTGAGTTTACAGCATCACAAGCCACCGTTGTAACATGGGAAGTGTATGTGGGCAGCGCTTGGGTTAGCATGAACGCCATCTATTACTATTTTGGTGGGGCCCAGTACTCTGGTGTGCAGTCTCACAGTTTTAAGGCCTCAACGGCCACATTCACGTTTAAGAATGCCGATGGCTCCTCAGGCACTTCAACTGTTACGTCTGGCCTAGTTCAATACACCACACCCAGCTACACCGAACCATCCGCTCAGACAGCATCACTGACAATGGCCTTCTTTTCAAATGATACCACAGGCAAAATTACTTTGGGAAAGATAAGGCTGAAGATAGACAACTCAGCCATTGGTGGTGGAATTCGTTACTCAGGCGAATGTACCTGCACTTTGGAAGATCAGACTGGTTCTTGGATAGTGTCAGCCATTGAACATCCCTGGACTGACCTGGAGCTCAAGAGACTATTTAGGTTTAAGACATGGGCTTGCAAGCACCAAGCCTATGAAACGTCAATCTACAGAGGGTCCTTGGGACGTCAACTAGTCGAGAGGATGGGGGCCAGATTCAACGAATCTGGCCCAAAAGAAAAAGTCATCGCCATGCTTAATTCAAACATGACGATGACCCAAAGATACTCGACCTACAGGGCACTGATCAAAGAGTACTTTAAGAAGTATTGGCCTGATTGCCCCAATTCACACGTACAGAAAGAATTAGGCAACAACGATGCCAATGTATGAGATGGCCACACGGGTATCTGCAGTGTAACCAGCAGGCAGGGTTATCTGAACTGTCGCAGTCGGTGTAATCAACTTGGATGTCTGACCAGCCGTCTGAAATGCATCATCCACTGTGACTGTCACGAAAGTGTTGGACGTTGTAAAGGGTGCGGGTAGAGTCAACACCAGATTGCCTGTTCTCATCATCACCAATAATTGGCCCTGGATTATCCTGAATGTGTTAGCACCCAGCGTAAGTGTGGTCACACCAACAGTATAAGAACCAGCACCATTGACAAGAGCAGCATAACTGCCTGAAAGAGAAGTGGTTGTACCAGAGTAAGCAGTGGTGATGGTTGCAGTCGTGGAAGCGATAGACGCAGAACCACCTGCTGCACCACTGAGTCCTCTTAATCCACCGGGTGAAACACCCGCACCAGAGGATATTGTTCCTCCACCCGCCTGGCTGTAGCCACTTGGGTTTGTGGCAGAGATCTGGTCGGTGGACGTCTTGGAAGCCACCGTAAAATAACCAGCAGTGGCAATGTAGATGACCTGACCCACAGTCATCCAACTGTTGTCACCCACATAAATAGTCACACTGCTCGTTTCACCTGGCATGGTGAAACTGGTAGTCACCGTGGTGTAAGCAGGGCTCCCAGCACCATTGCTGCCACTGTAACCTGAAAAACCAGAGGCACCTCGTGTGCCGGAGAAGCCAGAATTTCCGGATAGGCCAGATGAGCCTGAGTAGCCAGAGGAACCTCCGCCATTTGTGGACGTGGTAGGAATCAGCAGTGAGCCTTGAACCACCGCCACAGGTCTCATAGTGATCTGTACATCAGCACAGACCTCAGCGGTTGCACTGCCAATGTTGGTCACCTTGATGATGAATTCACCCTCACCATAGAAAGTTGTTTGGCCACTGACTTCACTCAGGGTAGAAGACACTGACGTGCCTGTGGTGGCTCCGTAGGTGGATGACCACAAGACCTCAACACGTACAATGTTAGAAGGCGTTGAAGCCACAATGCCATTCAAAACTCTCGCTTCAAAGCCAGAAGGTATGCGGTAGTTCAGCACCACTGTCGACTGTGAAGCTGACAGTGAGATACGAGGAATTGGCAGGTCAATGATCTGCTCCTTGTTGTTGACCTCAGAGATGAGTTGGTTGATCACCTCAGCCAAGATGTTATCTCGTTCAGAAAGATTACGTGTGGCAAAAGATATAGATGTGGCTGAGTTTGCGTCTGTATTGGTAAGGTGTCTTACGTCACCGTTACCATATGGAAGCCCAGCAGCTTTTGGAAGTATGAGTGGAGTGATCATGGCTTGTAGTTGTACTCGACCTTGTCCGAAAAGGACTTGTAGAGTTTGAGGTGAAAGCGAACGCGTTCATCCAAGAAAAAGTATCGCTGTACCTTTTCAACACCTTGTTTTGAACGCTTAAAATTCATCGACACTGATTTGCCTTTAATTATCTTGGGCGTGATAGAACCCACATGTCCAAGATTAACTTTGCTAAGGTTTATGACGGCTTCCTCCACAAGTCCAACAAGACAGTCATGAACCTTGTTGGCATCAACGTAGGACAACTCGCAGTCTTCCATGAACCTGCGAATTATCTTGGCCTTCGTGATAGATTTGGACTTTTTAGTCATGAGTAACTAAGGCCTAAAGTCAAAAACTGATTGAGGGCTTGAACCTGTATTGCAACGTTTATTTGACGTTGGTTTGGCTGTCTCTCAGTGGTTATGGATATCACACTGACTCTTGGTTCAAATTTTGCAATGGCTTGATTCACTTCTTGTTGCACCTGAGCTTCAAGAACAGAAGAGTCTAGTTCAAAAACCAACTTGCTAATCTGTGTGCCAAAGTCAGGATTCATCAGACGCTCACCTTTCTGTGTGAGCAACAGATTGCGCAAGTCAGAAGATATGACTTGGATGTCTGAACCTCCATTTAGTATCCATCGACCAACAGAGGCGTTATCTGGCAATATTGGACCACGCAGAAACCCACGGTTTACTGCCACAACCACTGCTGAGCCCACGTCCAGGTAGATGACATTCAAGTCAGTCGTTGGAGTGGGTGACTTGAAATTTCTACCCAAGACCTTGATGACGTAGAAGCCCTTATTGGCATAGGTGTGGCTGTAAGTGCCAGTCACAACATTGCTGGACTTAAGAGCTGAAGGGATCTCAGTGGTGGTTCCATCACCCCACTGAATAGTGCCAGTCAAATACGTGAGAGCTGGATCAGTCTCAGTGAGTGTCACTGAGACTGATACTGTTTGGCTCTTCAGTGTATGACTTGTCGTTGTCGTCATTTGTTCAGTCGAGTATACTTACGCCAAGCAGGCTCGTTGTCTTTATCCGATTCAAATATTGGCTTTGGACCCTGATCCTGTGCTTGCGCCTGTGGCTTTTCTGTGGACTCTTTGATAAAGAGTGGCGTCATCTTGGTCCTCTGGTTCTCATTAAGAGGTTTCTTGGGCCCGTCCTTGGGCCCGTCCAATGCCTCCTTGCTTACCTCGAAGCCATTGCCAGCAATCATTCTTCCTTCACCGCCAATCATGATACCGTCACCCTCACGAATACGAGGAACAGACAGCACGTCAGAGGCTCTGCGGTACTTTTTCTTGGCGTGATTATCCAGATGAGAGGCTTCCACGATTGACTTGATCTTCATCATGATCTGGCTCTTTTCAGGGTCAAGGCGTGACTGAATGGTCTCAAAAATCCTCTTCAGATTATCTGGGTTGCCCTTAGCTTCGAAAGCGGGTGCTTCCATCGGTGAGGGCAAGGCCGTCATAAAGACATTGACAACATTGTCAGGCAAACGTAGGTAACGCTTGAATATAAGTTCAACCCAGGCTTCTTTCGGCAAGTTATAAGCGGCCATGACGTCAGCCAACTTGCTGAGAATATCCGCCTGAGTGGATAACAAGTCCAACTTCATCTGGTCTTCCAACCCACCAATGTCAGCCATCTTGGCTTGAATGTTGAGTGAATCAAGGTTGGTCTTGCCCTTAAGAATAGCGTGGAAATTTCCCAACCAAGTGTACTGGGAAAGAATGGGCTTACGAATGGACCTTACCTTGCGAAGGAAGCGAATGTCTTGGGCTAGAAGTGATTTTCCAGAGGGTGCACCTCCACCACCAGAATCACCAATGCCAAACCAACTTTTTGGCATGCCAATAATGGAATAGAAAAGGTCAGTCAACAACTCAATGTCATAGACATCAGGCACATTGGCAGTGCCTGCGAGTTTTGTGATGGTGTGCTGAAACCCCTTGGGCATTGCAACCCACAAGACTGAATCAAGAGCCCATGGGTTGTAAAAGCTCTTGAAATCAGTGGGAGCCGACATGCTGTCTGTGTCACCCCGTCCAAATGACTGCTTGCTACGAAGCATTTGCTTCCACCGCTGAACCGTACGCATTTGGTCAGCAGGGGCTTGTTCTTGTACGTCGATGTTGATCACATAACGATCAGGCTGAACCTGAGCTCTGTGCACAACCATCTGGTCCACCGCCATGCGAAGCTTCTTGTAAATTCCTTGAGCTTCATCATAGATGGCCTCACCATATTCAGATGTACGCATGCGGAACATACGACGCATGTGTAGCATGTCCCACGGGTACCAAAGGTCTTCACTGCGTCCTTGTGTCGCAGCAATGGAAGCACGTGGAATCTCTGTCGTGCCGTCAGCGGCCACAAAAATATCGTTGGCCCGTGGCTTACGATCTGACCACTTGAAGCCAATGCATTGGCGATTTTTCTCTAACCAGTAACGACGGACAGCCTTTGGATGGATGAAGTGCAGACCCAAGACGCCTTCACCTTGAGCATACTCAATCTTCTCATAGTGGTTTCCAAGAGCAGCCAGGTACCAAACTTGAGAATTGAGAATGTCTTCAACCCCAATGAGGTCAAGCATCTCGTTGAGATCGTCTTCAAACTCAGCATCATTGCATTCAAACCAAAGTGTTCCAGGGTTGATTGGATCACGTTGGGTGGCTTCCTCAACTAACTCAGTCAGAGCCGCTGCCATCATGTCCCAGGTTCCCATTTCCTCCCAAAGATCAAGTACTTGATCCATGGATGTGGGACGCTTCATGATTGTCGCGTACTTCATCCAGGTATCTGGATTGGCCACGCGACTGGCGTCCATGAAGTCGTCTGTCAGCTCCTGGCCAGCTGACGCGGTATTTGCACGAGGAATGATCGAGCTGACCGGGTCTCCCGAGCCAATAAAGCCCATCCGTCTCAGCAATTCTGTCCCTATGGTGCTAAATTTCATATGTTCTTGTAAACTAAGGTAGAGTATGTTCTCTTAACCATGACAGAACAAGGTAACCAAAACATTCGTAGTAAGGTTAAGACGCCAGGAAAAGAAGAAGTTATTGCCTTTAGATTAGAAAAGAATGACTGCGTTGACTTAGATAAGGCTGTGCAAGATCTTGGGATTAAGAGCGTCAAGTCACGTGGGCATGTGAGCCGTAAGATTGTCAAGGACTTTCTCATGGGTCGGCTGGTGTACATCACACCGGAACACCAGTTGTTGGACCCTGCTCGGAATCGTCCGATCCATCCAGGTCTTGTGGATTTAGTTTGACTCTAAAAGCAAAGTGAGTCTGGCCTTTCTGCTCAAAAGAGAATGAAGTGTTTGGCTCAGCAATAAAAGCCTTGATCACATCCACTTGCTCTTCAGGCACTTTTCTGAAGAGCAGTTCGACAACGTAGTCATTTCCTTCCTTAAGAATCTGAGTGGCCTCAAGAAATGACATCAAGGCAGGAGATGTCATGAGTCTCAACAGAAGACGGTCCATGTAGGCTTTGGCCTTTTCGTCCAAAACCTCACTAGCAGTGTCTTCCATCAGAAATTGTAAAATTCGATCAATTGTCACGGCTTAAGTACAGTTCTTGAATTTGTGATTGAACCCATTAAGGCTGAGTGGAAATGGCGCACATGTGAGGATCTGCCAACACCAGCTCCATATGTTACCACCTCTGGCTTTGCTGTAGATCCTCAAGGTAATTTTCCACTCATCTATCGTGGTCCCAATGTCCGTTCTGCAAAGAACTGCTGGTCATTGCCATCTGGGTTGCACGAATGTGGTTTTACTCTGGCTCAACAGTTTGCAGTGGAACTGGGTGAGGAGCTGAATCTTGAAGCAGATCCAACCAGAGGTAAGATCATTGGTGTCTATGAGAACATAGCAGCCATAGACAAGTGGCACTGGGTCATTGCTGTGCTTGTCATGCCTGTAAAGACTTTGGACACAATAGTGAACAAGGAACCGGATAAGCATCCAGAGATCAGAAAAGCTCACTACACTCAACTCACTGAGATACTTGGTCTTGACTGGGCGCCACAATTGGGTCCATTCATCCAAGAGAATGCTAGTTCCATTCGAAAATCAATTGTAAGGTTGCTCTGATGCGATTTCTAATCTATGGTGATCTCCAGGCCTCTGACGGCCATGAGAGGTGTTTCAATGATCCAACCATGCCATTGCAAAGATGGCGTGTCAACAGGATCATGGACTTTCTCAAGGAAACCTATGACACACACAAGTGTGATGGCCTGATTGATCTTGGTGACACCACAGATGACAGACAGGCTATTCCCATTCCCACTATACATTCTGTCCTTACGCCGCTGTCTTCTTTCAAAGGCAAAAATATAAAACTCATGGGCAACCATGAGCAATGGTTGAGGAGCACTGAGGTTCACCCTGGTGTGATGTACAACAACATCTTCAAAGTGGTTAAATCCCATGAAGTGATTGATTTCCCAGGGTGTGAAGCTGTCTTTGCGTGTGTCTCATACATTGACAATGAGGAAGAGCTAAAGAAGATCGTCATTGAAACAGTCAAGAAAGCACAAGAAAAAGCTGGCGGTAGGAAGGTTATACTTCTTGGACACTTCTCAATTCAAGGAGCCACCGCCCATGGTGTTACACTTCAAGATGGTCTGGCCAATGATGATATTCCAAAGGTCGATGCAGCCTTTTTTGGTCACATTCACAAATTCCAAGAGTTAAAGCCAGGGTGCTTCTATGTTGGCTCACCATTCCAACAAGACTTCGGTGAGATGAATGATACGAAGTATGTGATGGTCCTTGACACAAAAAGTGGAAAAGCCCAACTGGTAGATACCAAGATGCCACAGTATAGGCGGCATACCTTGGCCCAATTTGAAGCCACTGTTAGAGAGGACTCAGAGGACAGGTTTGAAGTTAGAATGAAGTCCTTTGAGGAGGCCCAACGATTCTATGGCCACCCACTATCACACAGGGCTGTTCCAGTTTATGACTACATCGAGTCAGCCACCAATAAGCCCAATGTTGAGACGTCCCAGAAGGAGGTTGTGTTTGACGTGCAAAACTTAATGAAGGCCTACTTAGAAAATAACCCACCAAGTAAGAAGGGCCTAGACATTCCACAAGAAGACCTGTTGACCTTCGGCCAAGAATTGATGGCCCAATAAGGTCTAGAAGATTGATCTTGAATCATGTTGGAAGTAGTCATTCCGAAATAGTGTGTTTATACCGTAAGTTAAACAGGTTCGAGTGAACCTAAACCCACAAAAACATGAATCAAGTCAGTCAAGTAAGTTTTGGAACGGACATCACACGTTGCAACGGCTACTTGCAGTACGCTAACGAGCGCCTTGGAAATCTCGATCTTATCATCGAGAACACTTCAGATTACGATCTGTATTTCCAAGCCAAGGTTGCTTCGACGCTCACTGCCAGTGGTTTCACCAACATTGGCTCAGCTGTCACCATTAAGCCTAAGGGTGTAAAGACCCTTAGCTACAACATCCTCGCTAAGAAGTTCGGCTTCTTCGGTTCTGGTGTTGATAGTGCTGGTGCTGCTAAGTCGGTCACGGCCAACGTGTCCACTGTGCTGCGTAACAAGGGCGATCTGCGCGGCGCTCAGGTTGACATTGTCAACGCCGGCAAGCGCGGTTGGGGCTATGATGCGATCTTCAATGATCCAGTCATCGGCAAGTACTGGGGCAATCCTCCGGATGCTCCGAATGGCACCTCGCCTGCTTCGGACGGCTACGGTGGCACGTCCGGTGGCGGTGGCGTCTAAGCCATTACCACAGCAAAACGGCCTGCAGAAATGCAGGCCGTCTTTTTTGTCTATGTGGCAGGATCAACTCTGAAGGTGACCATAGATAAAGTTGTCCTGGATGAAGCAGTACGTCTTGCCGTCAATGTTCAGGGGTGTTAGACGGCCACGAGCAGGGAAAATCTCATCGCCGATGTTAGCTTCGATATCTGCTTGTGAACCTTTCTTAGCCAACTTGAAATGATGAAGCTCATGCTGAGAATCTTTGGAAGTATCAGGAATGATGATGGTGCTCTCAGACTTAAAGCTGGGTTCAACAAGAAGCCAGTGACCCATCATATCGATAGAATCAAACGTGACGGTCTTATCGTTTAGACGACAGATCATGTCAGCCTGATGCAACAGCAAGACCAGTTCATTGTCGATCTTAAATGACGCATTGACTTGCTGGGAGCCATCAATCTGATAGATGTAGACCTCACCAACCTTGGCATAGATCTCCTTGACAGTGCCGTCTGGATACTTACCAGAACCCACCGCCACACACTTTCCGTGGACATGAGTCTTGGAACGGCTTTCTGGAAGGGCAAGCTTTCCTTCGTAGGCCTCTTCAGTATTGATGATGGCAATACGTTCGCCAATGGGTTTGATTGTGGTCATAGATTTTGTAGTGCAATCTCTAGTTGAGAAACAGCTGTGTCATAGAACTGGCGATTCAGAAATTGATCCACAGCAAATTCAACGTTGTCATTTGCGTCCTGAGTCCTTCCCTCTGGAGTCTGAGGTATGTGGGCGACTGAAAAACGACATCTGTTCATGAACTTGCGTGACTCCTTAAAAGCTGACTGAGTGGCATCAGCATCATACATCACACAGACTTCTTTGACGGAACGAATGGCCATGATCTTCCTCTCTTGCATGGAGGAAATTGAATGTTTAAACACGGCCACAGGCACAACACCGGTGATACCACGACGAGCAAACTCTTGTCGTAAGGACATCACATTGAGTATGGACTCAACAACGACCACCGTGGAAGCCCGGGTTTCTCTAACCTCATCTAAATTGTAGACCCAACAGGCTGATCCAAACTTGACTTCACGCTTAGATGGAAATCTCTTTGTAGATTCACCCGGAATGTCCACGTACGTTCTGCCCTGAAAGTAGACTGTTTTACCCCACTCATAGACTGGAAAAATTGCGTACGGTTCCCAAAGCTCAGAGTCACGAGTAAAGCCCACACCCGCTTCGGAGAACACCTCAATGGAAAGTTTTTTACGCCTGGCCATCTTGGCAATAAGCATCGCATAGGCTGAATCAGGCTCTTGACATATAGATATAAACCCACGGGGCAAACTGGCACTCACAGACGAAGGCATAAAGACCCTGTCAACTTTGTCTAACTCGTCAGACAGACTCTCAAGTGAATCAATACTAACAGCTTGAGTTTCACCTTCTTCAATGGCATATCCCAGAGATTTAGCCCAACGAACAAAGTCTCCGCCCTTGTTACAACGCCAACAGTTGGTCTTGCCACTCTTGATATTTACCGACCTATTGCCAGATTTGTCACCACAATTTGGCTCAGGGCAGATAATGATCAGCTCTTCCCGATTGGTTCTATCGGGAACCACCGAGAAAAGTGCATTGACTTCTGATATGATAGCCTGGCCATTCATGTGTAGATAAGAATGTGAAACAAGTAAACGACCACATTCAAATTGCTGAGAGCTTAGCTGGGTTGAAGAAGCCCAACCACAAGGTCCGTTCCTCTGGACCTTCGGTGGAAGTAAGCCTAAGAATCCTAGAAACCTTGCGTAAGTCTGATGAAGACAGAGCCAAGGCAACTAATCCTACTAAGCTGGGTCACACTCCAATTGCAAGCTAAGGTACGTAACGTACTCCATCAGGTGTGGAGAGTAAAACGTCTTCGCAGTAGAATGACGCCTTGATCTCCACGCCCTTGGCAGCGCTGCCAGTGTCCAGCTCACTAATGCCTAGGCTTGACAGCCAGGCATTTTTTATTGTATGAGATGATGACACTGTCATCATGTCCGTACTTGGGAGAAAATCAGTGGTCGTTTCCTCAGGTCTATTTCCACGCAAAAATCTGCAGGGCAGATCCCACCTGGATGGCAATGAGGCCCCATAGTTGTTGGACTTAGATATGAACTCCTCAGACTCACCCGATACAGCTCCTCGTCCGGCCCTTACTCTGGCCCGCCACTTATACAGCAAGTGATAGAAGGGTGGGTAGATCTGGCCTGTCTGTGGAATTGAGTAGTAAAACGACATTGTGACCACATCCACTGGCTTGTCGTAGCCTGGTAGGTAGTATGAGCGTGAATCTCGTTTGAAAACCTCTGCACTCACATCTAGATCCGGTAACTTCAAGGACTTGACATATAGCCAAGAAGTGGGCAAGGTAAAATTCAAACTATCAGCCACCAATTTGAAATCTACAAACCACAAATCATCTCTCTGTTGGTCTAGTCCCTGGTCGGAGGACGAGCCCCAAATGTTTTTAGACGCTATACGCATTCTACTATAAGTAAATGGACACACAATATCCAGGAGTCTACACTGGCCGGGTGGAAGACAACAAGGACCCAGAGAAACTTGGACGACTCAAGGTTCGGGTTCCTATTGCCTATGGAAACTCCAGCCAGATTTCCACAGCACAACTGCCCTGGGCTCTATCACGTGGTCTTCCAGCGGGTGGTACATCCAAATCAGGTGGCATGGATTGGCTTCCAGATGTGGGTGACCAGGTGTGGGTAACGTTCCTAGACGGCGAAGCCGAGAAACCCCTGTGGGAGTGGGCGACACAAAGCCGACCACAAGCAAGGAGTTTCCAACTTCATCAGTATGACAAGAACGGAAAACCTTTCAGAGCGGCTCTTACAAAATTTGGTCACACTGTAGAAATCAATGAAACGTCAGTGATTCTTACGACCGCAAAGGGCAATGTCATACTACTTGATGACGGCGTGGATGGAATGATCCTGAGAGCCAACCAGGATCTTCTGATAAGTGTCCAAGACATCAATGCAATTATCAGTGCACTACAGGTGAGTGCTGCAGACAACATCAACTTTGAAACCCAGAAGGGTTTCACGGTTAAAGCCACTGACATGGCCATATCATTGGACGAAGATCTGATCCAATTTGTGGGCAGGTACTCACTATTTGTTGGCGCAGTCCTTTTCACCATCATCGATGGAACCGTTACTTTAGCTGATGGGGCTGGTTCAACCATGGTGTTGGATGGCAATGGCAACATTGCGTTGTCTACAGGCAGTGGAACATATGTGAGTTTAACGCCAACGACAGCCACAATCTCAACGCCAGACCAGTCTTCAGTGGTTATTGGGGAACTTGGTGTGCAAGTCTCTGCACAGAATGTGTTAATCAATGGCGGAAACATAGCTTTGGGTGCACTAGCCAGAACACCAGTGGTACTGACAGACTTGTTGGTTGCAGCATTTAACACCCATGTCCACTCAAATGGCAATAATGGATCACCCACAGGTGTGCCCATCGTACCTCTTACCGACGTGATGGTTGGCTCCACTACAACAATAGCTCAATAATATGGCCACCACCCCTTCAGTTGGACTAGCTTGGCAACGTTCATCCGTGTCAGTGGACAAAGCCACCAACACAATAACGATTACCATTTCGTTGCCGCTGCCCACAGTATCTCTTCCAACCATCTCCCTTGGATTTCCGCCTAAACTTCCACTGTTAAAGGTTCCTCTTATTCCAGAAGCCTTGCGAGGTATAGCGGCAGTCTTAAAACAGCTTCAATCCATCATTGAAAAACTGCTTTCACTGATACCTAAAGCGGCTATAAGACTCATAGTAAAACTTGGACCAATAACCATCATAGACCAGACCTTTACAACTGCGGATGCTTTGGCCGCAACAATTGCTTTGGCTCTGTGCAATAAGGAGGACAAGTAACATGGCAAACTATAATGGGTGTGACATCATCGATGCAGCCATCAGTGGCATGGTGTCCAAGATGGACGCGTTAAACAACAAAGTGGCAGGGCTGAGAAGACTTGCCCAACTGATTGAACAAGCATCAGATCCAAGGACTCTAATTCCAGACATCAACAGATTGGTGCCATTAGACCAGATAGATGTTCAAAGTTATGAAAATCTAAGGGCCTCCTGTCCTTTTCTTAATCTGCCGTCTGCGGCAGCCGGCATAGCCCTTTTAAAATCTGACTTGAACCAGGCCTACAATGCACTAATAGCCAAGTTAAATCTTCACCCATTCCTTCAGTTACAAAGATTAGTTGATCAGATAGACCGCTTCATAGCCCAGTCTGGAGTGAATTATGGATGCGTTCTTCAGTACCTGCAATGTGCCCAGGCAGCCTGTAAAGCAGCAGGAAACATATCAGCTACGCTTGAAAGAAATGCAGTCATTGTTGAGGAATACGGCAAAAACATACTTAACACCACAGCAGCGGTGGTGTCTGAAAGAGGAGAAGCCAAAATAACAGAGATCAAAAATGTCATTAGTCAGGTTGAAAATCTGTCGAAGCCATAAAAGTACTTAAGACCATGAGACCCCAGGGTTTTGTAACCATTTCAAAATTGACTCGGCCTGATGGCCGGGAGATCTCCACACAAGAGGCCGTGGACAAAGGTCTCATCAAAGCATTGGCTAAAAAGCCTTCAGGCTGGGGTATTCAGAAGCATGAAATACCTCTGGGCCACAACCTCTTCACAGATGAGGGACGACAAACCATGGCGTATGCTTTCGGATTTCGTAGTCCAATTGTCAACTACGTGTGCACACAGTTTGGAATAGGCACTGGCACAACTCCACCAAAGGTGACTGATGTGACGTTGGAATCACCCTTGACATTTTACGACTCAGATTCAAGTGGCACTCCAGACAGCCAGTACAAGCCCATATCTAAGGCATCATTCCCCTACCCATTTATTGTAGACATTGAACTTCCACTTGCCTACAGTGAAGCCAATACCCAGCTTATCACAGAGCTTGGACTATTTACTGGGTCTAGTGGTGGGGGTGGAAACACACTGTTGGCCCGCAAGGTTATCCTTGGCTACAACAAAGACTCCAGTTTGGCTCCTACATTTGTGTGGCGCCTTCGCTTCTAAACGTGTAGTTAACACAACAAGATTTTATGCCAGTAAAAATTCAATCTGTGGGCAAAGGCAAATACAAGGTTTCAACTCCAAGTGGAACCAAGGCCAAGCATACTACCAAGGCCAAAGCTGAGAAGCAAAAGAGACTTCTCAATGCCATTGATCATGGTTTTAAGCCCACTGCCCGGCCAGCTAAAAAGAAGACTCGTACTGAGAGCCTCGCCCTAAAGGTTGTTCAAACTCTACTAAGCTAATACCATGCATACTTTCATTCAAGATACCAACGCAGTCACGTCCTCCACACTTGAAATGTGGAGAGTACTTCAGTCCAGCCCAATCAGCCTATTCGTCACGCTGAAGAATGCGGGTGCCAACAACATTGACTACCAGTTTCAAGAGTCCTCTGATGGTGTCACATTCGCAAATATCGCCGCAACAAGTGGAACTTTGACTCCTGCTGGTGGCAGTCAGATCATATCCTACAAGATCAGCTCCAGCTTGGCCATGGTTCGACTAACCGCCTCATCCACCAGCGGTTCAACTATTGACTTTGCTGTCAGTCGTTATTATACACGTGCTGCTTACGGACCTCTACCCCTGCTGTCTCTATGAGCAACCACACCAAAGCAACCAGGTTGGTCAACGCGTTACTGGGTGAAGAAGGCCCTGACGACTACCTCAACAAGCTGGGCATTGTTCGCACTTCACCCAAGCTAACTGAGCCGGAGCCGGAGAATTTTAAGCCAGGTCCAGATAGTTTAATGAGTAAGGTCTTGAAAGGTAACCCTTTTGACGACACTGAGGACATGGACGCCAACGATTTGTTAGAGTTATGGGCCACTAAGAGGCTGAGAAGGAGGGGCTTACGAGCTGATCGTGAAAGTGTTGAGGCCCTGCTGAATGACCTAGACTCCAGCGTTGATGAGTATATCGAATACAACGAGGACATCTACAACCGGATCATTGAACAGATCGCAGAACAAATTGATAACAGCAAAGAAGACCCTAACGGATGGTATGCCATGATTAAGAGTGTTGTGGATGATGGGAATGTTGAAGATGCAAACGAAGACTAAATGTCATCGTCGATAGAAACCTGAACAGCCTCATGGTATCCCTTGGAATACTGCTCTCTTATTTCTCCAAGATTGGCGTCACTCAACTCATGTGGGTGACGCCAATTTAGTTTTTGTGGGCCTGACTCCAGCACTGCATCTTGATGGAGTATGGTGGCCTCAAGACAGTCATAAAAAGTCTGCTTAAGTGGCTCAGGAATCTGGTCGTCTATGGCCAGCACAGCTTCCTCGAAAGTTGAACCATGAGGCACAGCTTCAAAAAGCTTCGCCACTTTAGAGGGTCCCCAACCCTTGATGCCAGATATGCCGTCAACTGGATCACCCAATATGGCTAAGGCCACAGCAATGTGGGACGGCCTCTTGATAGTCCACTTCTCCACAACCTCTTCTGTGGTTAGCAGTCTTTTCTTATTTAGACAGTAGTAGCCAACAACTCTGTCTTTACGACAGTCCATTAGTTGCTGCAAGTCTTTGTCGCCAGAGACGACATAGACCTCCTGTGAGATAAGGTCACTATACACCACTGTTGCAACTAGATCATCAGCCTCATGATCAAGTGACCGTATTTGAGGACAAGACCATAGCCAATCGATATTGTCTTGGAAACTGGCCCTGTGGTCATCATAACCCTCTGGCTTCTCTCCACGAACCTTTTCAGACTTTGATTTTCCATCCCAGCAAAATATGGCTCTAGTGGCCTTTGTACGGTTGATCAGCCCCAAGAAGGACCGCAATCCAGCAATCACCGGATCAGTTCCAGAGCGTTGTGCCGCAAAAAATGCACGAGCATACAGGCTGCTAGCATCAATCACGATGTCGATGTCTGTGGGATCACTAGGTTTCATCATTTAGCATCGACGGGTCAAACGGTGTGGGTTCCTTATTAGCATCATTGTGCCATTCAACAAACCAGTCAAGTGCATAATCTGGAACCTGTAAAAGATCCACACACATGTTTCGACAGTTAGTTGCCAGCATCCACGTTCTGTGCCACCTGTCGTACAGGGCCTTTTCTGACTCTCTGACGAAAAAACTCGGAGTCCAGCTGCACCTGCACGCTGAACTCCGCCTTACACTTATTGCATGAGTACTTGATCTCAGGGCTTAGGTGAGGGTCCAGCTCACGGCGCATGAGGTTAAAATAGAGTTGGTCAGCCGGTGACAGAGCACCATACCAACGATCAACTTCCTCCAGAGATTCGGGTTTTCCACCACCCACAGCCACAATGACCCACAGCAATTCGGCAGCTTCTCGCTTGACTGTGGCACACTCAATCTCGTTCCTCTGGTCAAGTCGTTGAATATCACCCACAGTCAATGGGCGAATGGACACCACGTCCTTGCAGTCAGGAAGAGTGAAGTCATCGTGGCCAACAAATCCTTGAGGCTTAACACCCACCATTTCCATGTCATCAGGGATACGAATAGTATCTTCTGGGTGGATGTGACCACAGGTGGTGCAACGAGGTTCATGGACGTAGACACTATTATTGCGCATCGCCCTTGACACCAACAAGATTGTCTGAACGTCACCAAAGACAAGCTTCTGTACTGGACAATCACCCAATGCTACCACTCGCTTGACTGCCTGAACAACAAAGTCATTTGGCTTCAAACTGGAGTTGTTGACAACCCAGTCGTCCATTTTGGAATCCCAAGGATAGACAGTGACTTCTCCGTTTGGAAAGTGGTCCAGTGTCGTAAAACCGCCAGAGAGCAGGGTGATTTTCTTGGAGAATTTTTCTCTTGTGGGCCTAAAGTCCTGAATGTTGCTCTTAATCGCCATGACACTAAGAACACGCTTTGATTTATGTTCTTGATGAGTATGAATGTTACTTTTGCCTTTTCAGGTCCGTGTAATGCTGGAAAGACCACACTCATGCACAAGATCAAAGCCAAATTTGGTGGCAGGGTCCACATCGTGGGTGAGTGCATAAGGGACAAGATCACATCAATCGATGTGGTTAGAAACTCCACACAGAATTACTTCAAGTTACAACAGAGAGTGGTCATGGAGAAGATCAAGCAGGAAGATGATGCACTCGCCACGAAAAAAGGCCAACTGATCCTAGTGGACAGAAGTTTGGCCGACTCACTCTTCTACACCACCTTCTACATTGATATCAAGGACCTGGCCGACAACCAGAAGGTAGAGTACGCAAAGTTTGTCAAGACCATCACAGAGACAGCCAAGGCCAGGAAGAGATATGACATGGTTTTCATGATGCAGCCTCTGCCTATCACGGTCAAAGACCCCATGCGGCCGACAGACTTGATCGTGACCCAGACCATTGAGCACCAGCTCATTGAAATTTTAAACATTGGTTTGTTTACAGGATTGTCCAAGTTGACTAAGGTAGACGTGCGCAAGGAAGAAGACCAGATCCTCAATGCCTGTGAGGAAGCCTTGTCAGAGATCGCATGATTATTCAAGCAACAAATGTCCCAGAAGCATTCGTCTTACTCAACCATAAGTTGGGTGACAAAAAGGTTCAAACAAATGGTTGGCTAGAGCACATCAACGTTGGAGTAGAGATCCACAAACCGTGCCAAAGGGTGGCCACCGTCCGAAGTGACTCTATCTCTTTTGTGCCTTATATGGCCATACAATGGGCTTGGTATGCATGGGGCAGCCAAAATACTGAACTTAAGAAGTACTACCCTCAGGCTTGGGAAAGAGCCCAAAAGGGTGACGTCAATTCAAACTATGGCCAGTATGTTTGGGAAGAGAGACAGTTTCATCACTGCTTTAAGCTTCTTAGGAAAGACCCTGAATCTCGTAGAGCCGTTATCATGTTCAACCGACGTGAAGTGGCCATGTCAGCAACCAATGACCACATCTGTACCACATCACTACAGTTTCTTGTTCGAGATGGCCAGTTGCATCTTATCACAACCATGAGATCTAATGAGTTGCACTTTGGGTTTAGAACGGATGTTGTATTCTTTACACTACTACAAGAAATCATGGCCTCACTTCTAAACGTGGCCATCGGAACCTATTACCACAACGTGGGTTCACTCCATGTCAAAGAAGAAAATCTTACCATGGAGCATGTCACGCTGATTGACTGGCCACGATTTCATCCCATGGAACTTAATGACATACTTCGTCTAAGACACTTCTTTGACGACGATGCACTTGAACCTTCAAATTTTGAACTTACCTCCCACCTTCTGCAAGATCTGAAATTCTTTAAGTCATGAACCTGCTGATCACACTAGGACATAATGCATCTGCAATACTGACAGATAGCCACAACCGAATCATTGCTGGTTACGAAGAGGAACGAATTAACCGAGTCAAGAGTTCCTCTCAATTTCCACAGCTGGCCATTGAGGAATGCTTGAAGAGGACTGAAGGCAGCGAGTTTGAGTACCTGTATGTCTCACACTGGTTTGATGACTTTGACTTTGCCACAAATGGTTTCAGTGACAAGCATTGGAATGCTGCCTATGTCAGAGATCTCTGTGATAAGACAGGACTGAAGTTGGTCACACTTACACCTCAGTTTACTCACCATGACGCCCATGCTTGGGCTGCACGAGCCTTCTTTGAGGCACACAGCACTGCTTTGGACGGAATTCACATCTGTGTGGCTGATGGATTTGGAAACAAAGAAGAGGTCTTCTCGATCTACAAGTGGAAACCACACTCAGACAGCATGCAGTTGGTTCATCGAGTTTATGGCTATGAAAACTCACTAGGTTTGCTGTACCAGTATGCCACATCCTACTGTGGCATGAAAGAAAATCAGGATGAGTACAAATTCCTTGGGTATGAGACTTGGGTTGATGAGGTGCTCACAAACAAGGAAATCCAGGATCTGCAATTAGAAGCCATTCGATGGGCTGAAAAGTATCGTGCTAATGTGGGTGAACAGAGTACCAATAAGACCTACATCAATGTGGATCGTCTTGTCCAAGTCAAGGCTAACCTGTGGGCTCAGTTTGACTCAGTCATTTATAAGATTACTGGCGAGAATAAGAATGACTTTAACCATGGCGACCTGCGCCGGATCATTGGGCACTTCGTACAATGTATCATTGAAAATTACTACGCTGACGTTATCGAGGAGTTTTCCATCGACAACATCATTGTGACTGGCGGACTCCATTACAATGTCAAGCTGAATAACCACATCTTGTCCAAGATTCCGGGTGAATTCTGTGCGACACCACTTGCCGGTGATCAAGGTGCAGCCGTTGGACTGATGCGCTACCACCAAAATTCTGTCTTGGGTCTGGACAGTTTGCTTTGGGGACATCGCGATCTCTTTGTTCCCTGCGACAATGGGGCTGAATTTAAACCTGGTCACTTCTACTTCGACAATAAGCAGAGCTACATTTCGTTCGTGGTCTCTCAATTGAAGCAAAACAAGATTGTCAACACAGTGACAGGTTCAATGGAGTTTGGACCACGAGCACTTTGCAATACCACAACATTGGCGTTGCCCACTGAGGAGAATGTTGCCACAATCAACTCACTTAATGGCCGTGACACGGTGATGCCAATGGCACCAGTCATGCTGAAGCAATACGCTGATGCTTTCTTCAGCAACAATGACATCAACCGTGTGGCAGGCTCACTTGACTACATGATCTTGACGTTGGACTACCATCCCACTGTGGATGTCAATCGTTTTCGTGGTGTGATGCATCCATACCCAAAATTTAGTGGAAAGTACGGATATTCTGGACGTCCTCAAATGATTGAGGCAAATAACATTCAGCCCATCTCAAACATTCTCAGAGCTTTGTATCCAGACCATCCAGCCTTGATCAACACATCCCTCAATGTGCATGGAGTGCCCATAGTGTACTCAGCCCAACATGCCATTGATGACATGGCTTTCAATGTGGATGAAGCTAAAAAGCAGGGGTTGACAACACCAATTCTAGTAATTGGAAACTTTCAATGATCGTGCTCGAAGTCCAGCAGTCACTGCAGGTGAACACACCCAAGGGTCGTGGTCGTATTTGGCTTGTGACAGACTATGGCAGTGAGATTGAAAAGCTCTTCACGGTCATTCTGGATGAATCTGGCGAGATATGGGAGTTTACCAATAAGGACGTCACAGCCACGTCCAATGTCACGATGGGGAGAAAATCTGTTTACAGTACCAATCAAGTAAAGTAGAAGAAGCCTATGAAACTAAGTGACCTAGACAAAGACCAAGCGGTGTCTGCCCTTAATAAGGTTGACAAAGCCCTTGAAACCAAGCTGACCAAGTCAGCTATCGTAGCCGAACTGGCTTCTCAGAAGCTGTGCTCGCCTAACTCCACCGGCATTGAAAACACCCTACTGAAGGTGGCCCAGAAGCATGGGTATGTTCCACCACTCTTTGCAAAGCTTATGGGCGTAAAACCCCAGGTTGCCGAGAAGAGCCACCCGTGGATTGACAAGACTGAGGGTCTACCGCCGGTCCCTCAGACCCAGACGAGCAAGACTGGTCCAACCCAAAAGGTGGAGCGTCGTCTGGCATCTCCAGTATTTGCCATGAGCGGCTTGAACCTTCGAGCAATCTCAATTGTGGAATTCACCAAGAAGTCGACAACTGTCCACCTGCGAGACGGAACGACAATCGATCACTCAAACTTCTCAGAAGAGACCTTGAAGAAAAACTGCAAGGTCATAGAGCTAGGAGACTAATAACGATACTAAGGGCCACCAACAAAATAGGTCAGATCATCTATGGTCCTCTAACCTTTCTTAGCGCATGGCTATTAACCAAAGGAGTGTGGCAAGTTTCAATCGTGCCATCTCTATGGTTCATAGGCATTGTTGCCAGCCAAGCTTACTATGGAAGATGTGTTATTCTAGAGTACATCAGCCGTCTTAAACGAACTCTACCCAAGAACGGTGCTGTAGAAGACTACTTGTTGGACGACTTCTTAGTTTACCTTGCAAAGCAAAAAGGACTTAAAAATCCACAGTTAAACGCAATCAAACATGAACACTTCAAAGAAACAGAAACCGATCTTCATACTCTTAAAGAGCTCCCAAGAAGACTACACGGCAGCTATAAACATTGACGACCTCAAGCGTCTTGTCATCCATAAGAAAGGCAAGATGGTAGTCGATGTGTACAGTTCCAACCATAGCCTAACCCTGCCCATCACACAGGACGGTATCAGTGATCTGGAACACTCAATCACCAAACGCTATAGTCTGGTCACCCTTGATGGTGGAATCAGCCTGAAAGAAACCAGGGACGCTTACAACGCAATTCTGAAGGTTTCCACTGAGACTACTTCCACATACATTTGGCCTCGTGGAATCTCTACGGTGTTGGTGTCAAACAATGAGGTGGCCATCAACATCTTTGGCCAAGAAGAGGCCCTTGACCACAAGTTGTCGACAGTGCCTTCTACTTCAGATGTGATCAAAGCTTTCGAGCTACTGAACATCCGATAAGTGTCTCTACACAAAAATGGCCCAGAGGAAACTCTGGGCCATTTTTGTTTTAGTTCGTTACAATCAAGCCACTGGGGTTAATTGGATAGTAACGGTCAACCATCAAGGTGAATCCAAGATTCACAGGGGTGTTTCCCTGCACCATGTTGGCGTCTGTGGGTTTCAGACCTGTGATAAAGCATCCCTCAAGCTTGTAGATCAAGCCAGTCTTTAAGGTGTCAGAAGCATCAGCGCCACCAAGGCTGTTGGCATTAGCAATCTGCTTGGCCATGTCAGGAACCAACCAACGGAACTCACCATTGCACTTTACAGCTGATGTAAGGCCCGTTCCACCCGTCATCGGATTGGAGATAAGATACATCCACTTGTAAAGGATTTGAGCAGTCTGCTGAGAAAAAGCGTACCGAACAGGTATAGCAATCTCACTGTTGGAGGCGTCTGCACCAACCTGATGGTTGGTCTGATTCAAGTACTTCGTGTCGAATGTTGTCACCTTCATGTCTGGGAAGGGAAACCCCTCGACAGCAAATTGCACTTGCTCGTCCCAAACTCCGTTGCCACCCAGTGAAGGAGGCAACGTAAGGCTGATCCTGAACAAGTCAGCGCGCTGTTGATCAATGCCAGTTCCACCTGTGGTAGCAGCGCTACCCCAAGTGTTTTTAGTGTTCATTTTTCCCATAACAGAAGAAGTTAGTTTTTAAGAGATTAGGCGTTCAACTGGGCACCGCTACGATTGACGGTAAGGTTTAAGTAGATCCGCTCAGCGGTGCTAGTAGGCACGATGCCAAGGTCAACAATGACCTCACGAAGTGCACGAGTCTCGTCGTTGTTATTCGAACCATCGACAGTCAACTTGTACTGGGTTACACCCCGCTCATTTTGGACCCCGTCCATAAACTGTGTGATGGCTTGGTTGATCTGGGCCAGAAGCACAGAGTCATTTGGGTCGAAGACAAACTGACGGCTAACATTCCCTATATTAGCGACGATGTAGTTGGCGAGGATCGCCACGTGCAGCTCCATCAGCTTGGAGTCAGCCACTTGAAGTGTGCGATCGCCGTACACCTGAATGCGCCCATTGTTGCTGACGATCAAGTTGACATTGCTGTCATAAGACTGGGTCTTAGAGGCTTGGTTGACCGTTCTAAACTGCAAGCCTTGAGCATTGTCGCAGAAACCGCGAATCTCACCAGCCGCAGCGTACCAGGGCTTGTCGTTGTTGAACGTACGGGCCATGCAGCGAACCACCTCAGTTGAGGGAGGAACGCGGCGAGTATCAGTGGTGAAAGGGTCAATGATATCAACCCAGTTAGCGAACAAGGCACCATGCCAATCATCAATCTTGGTACGATCAGCATAGGAACCAGCCGCATTGCGCCAATCAGCGTACTGACGAGGTACAACTGTCTCAGCGATATCCAAGATTGCAACAGCGTTGAGAACACGGGCCACTTGAACAAGGTTTTGTTGGAGGTCAGAATCAACAGCTCCTGGAATGGCCAACACATTGATCTGGTAGTCATTCTCATTTCTGAACGACTGGAAGCCAGTGTAGAGGTCAGTCGTTGGGTCAAGGTCACCTATCCAGTCAGAATTCTCAGTGTTAGCACCGTTGGCACCACCTGAGAAGTTACCCACATTGACTTTTCCACCGAGGTTGGCAATGTTCCAACCGTCGAGAGTGTTGGCTGGAGCAACTGTCACCAACAGATCATCAGCAATGCCATCATAACCCACTTGGATATAAGATGACGTGGCGTTGACGTAGGTCGGCAAGTAAGTTGAGGCCGTGGAGTCAGTGACAGTCAGGTTGTCCAAGGTCTCTACAAGCTCAGTGTTGTAGAAGACCATGATCTTCTTCGAACCAGTCGCAGATCCAGGACCAACACTAACCACAAGGTTAGAATTTGTTGCTGTGTCAGAATTCGCCCAGGTTCCCTCAGAGGAGGCGAACAAGTGTAGCATGCGGCTGGTTACAAACGCACCACCATTATCAAGACCATCGGCTCGCTTAACCTTGAAGATCTTGGCGGTGGTGTAACTGGCTTGGAGTGTCAGAGGTTGGTAACCAATGGAAGTAACCGCTGAGGGGTAAAGTGTGATTGTGCAACCACCAGTGATATTGTTGGTAACAATTGACTTAACCAAGGCTTCACTTGTATCGTTGGCTGTGGTCGTATTATAGGTGCCGGTGGTAATCTTGATGAGGTCGCCAGTGGAAAGAGCGGCAGCGGTCATGATGCCCGTTGTAGCTGCACCAGTGTCAGTAAAACTGGACAGAGCCATATAGGTAAATGTGGTAGCGCCCGTCTTCGTAATGGTGTATGTCCCATTGAAGTTATTTGAACTGCTGGTAACACCCGTAACGTTCTCAATCCTAACTTGATCACCAGTAACATAACCGTGGCTAGCA